GGTGAGGCTAATAATGTACCTTTAAAATATTCTGCCATATCGTTTATTTTGTCTTAATTTTATATGTTTATGATGCTTTGATACAATAAGTCCCAGTTAATCGATTATCTGACCTTGCCACATAATATTGATTACTATATCCATTAGTATTAACAAACGTTATAGTGAACAATGTCCCTAAATTCACATTTCCCCACGCAGTATTGGTTAAACCATTAACATTAAATGTTGGGACTCCCATTGATTTAGGGTAAGCATAATAGAAAAATTGATTGCTCAACGTAAATGACGTATCTAATGTTTTGACACAACTTAATGATTGATATGTTGCATTACACATTGAAGGTGCAACCAATACCGTATTATATACTGTACTATTACCAAAACAAAATGTTTTATTCATCCATGTTATGGTAGTTGCTGTCGTACTTACTTCGTTTTCGGTTGATCTTGCGCAAATACAATAATTTGCAACTGTTTTTGTACATGCAGTGGTTGGTGTAGGATAACCACTTGTAAACGAATATGCCACAGTACTGCCAGTACTTACATTTTTACAGCCCGATGATAATATTGTACAATTATATGTTCCCGTACTGTTGGTGCTCAAATAAATATCTTTAATTGGGTTGGATTTTTTTGTTACATACCAACATAATGTACCAACCGCACTATTTCCAAATTGTCTCGTAGCACACGCAATAGGATTTACGCACAAACTAGAAACTAATGGAAGATCCGGGACTAAAATACGTTCAAGTATATTGCTAATTGAACAATTTAATATTGCGCTACCACATGTCAACCCACCTACCGAGCATGTTGTAGGAGATGCTCCACTATATGCCCCACTACCACCAACAGACTCCTTTAAGCTAATAAGACCATTATTATATGTCATGACATATCCATTGGTTGCACCCGTAGCTGTAATGATTACATCAGTGCCAACACCATTAGTTAATGTTAAACCTGTAGGCGATTTTATCTGAGTTTGTCCGTTTAATTCTAAAACGTCACCAACTTCTTGTTTGAATTGAAGATTATCTAAACTTGGTCTTGAAAAAAATGTCATGGTTTTATTTTGTTTTTAATCCATTATTATCGTAAATTAATGACCGTCCAATTAGTTATAAAAAAAATAATCGCTTGGATCATTTATACTATAATAAATACAAAAATTTAAATTAAAAATAGGTAGAAACGAAAAAACCTGATAAGAAAATTCCTATCAGGCTGAATATGTTATAAATTATTTTTTATTTTTAAATGGGCATGTTTTTCAATATGTGAGCAATTACATCTATAGTCCATCCATTACCGATCATTTTTTTTGCTTGACTTTCAGAAACAATATTATCAAAATAATTTTCAGGTATAGTTTGTACCCTACAATATTCTTTTAACGTATAATATCTAAATGGAAGTTTATTTTTAAACGCATCCCTATGCCTACCAATCGGCATTGTAGTTAAAACATTATCTTTTTCAACTGTTGTTAAACAATTACATTTATTTATGTTTGTTGCTCTTACTTCTAAACACTGCGTAATGGGTATATTTTTATTATAATCGTCTCTTACGCCTCTTTCGTTTAATCTTCTTCCTATTATGGTGGCTTTATTTAGATTTGAATTAACAATACCATCACCTTCTAAAATATCAATAAGATTTATTTTTTTATCTTCGGGTTGTTTTATTTCAAAATTAGCCCAATATAATCTTTCTCTATTTTGAGCAGAAACAAGTGAACTGTTTATAAACACAGGCTCAACACCTAATGCATCCGTAATTATTTTTTCCCATTCCTTTTTCTTCATAACTACATTCTCAAATAAAAAATATTTTGGCTGTGTTTCTTTTAAAACTCTAACATATTCCCAAAATAAACCACTTTTACCATCAAAACCCTGTCCATTTCCAACTCTTGACAGCGTCTGACATGGCGATCCTCCAAACAATAAATCAATTTTAGGTAAATTATTCCCGCTAATTTTGGTTACATCACCCAACTGAATTGTATTTGGATAATTAGCTTGTGTTACTTTAATTGCATGTTTATCGATTTCACTTGCAAAATAATTATCATATCCAATCCCAGATCTTTCAAGAGCTATTTGTCCTCCTGACGATCCATCAAAAAGACTTACCACATTACCAATATTTTTCATACTATTTTTTTTCTTTTATCGTTTAGTAGTGAATTTAATTTATCATCTTCAATCTCATCAGGATCTTTTAAGATAGACTCAACATCAACCTCATTAATTAATGTTTCTTTTGGTAATTCTACTTCTTGTGATATTTTTTCAGGTTCAATAATTTCCTGAACAACATTATTTTCATTATCATTTCCCATTGTTAAATCAAATAAATGTTCAGTTTTTTCAACAATTTTATCGTGAAGTCCTATATCAGATGCTTTATTTAAAAAATCTTGCCTCATTTTCTCCTCAATAATATTGTTAAATTTATCAATATCTTCATTGCTACATTTTGGAAGATTTTTAGCGGTTTTACTATGAGGATATCTTGGATCATCTATAATAATTTGCATTGTATCGTTATTGAATACACAATCTTTAAACATTTGTCCATCTTGAGCAAACCTTGCTTTAATAATCTTAATGTTTGCTAAATGTGCTTCTTTTTGTTCATCAGTTTTATTCACACTCATAAAAAAATGTGCCTTTTGAACTCTTTTTATACTACCCCCTGTTTGATAAACTTCAACAAATTCAGTACCTTGTCCACCAGTTCTATTTGATTGTATCGCTGACCAACACGGAATATTAAAATCTCCAGCCAATGCTTCAAAAGATTTAACTATAGCCAATTCTGCTTCATTTTTATCTTGTGTTTTTTTGTGAGATTCAAGACAATCAAGATAATCTAATACCAATAAATCAAACTTAAAGCCAAACTTTTTCTCATAATTTATCATCCATTTACGAATATCGGGCATAGTGGTTCCATCCTGACTGAATCTCTTAATAATTAATTTTCCATCTGAACCAATTTCTTTAATCTTATTATAAATTTTCTCCCTAACTTCTTCATTTTTATCATCAGTTTCACTTAGTGCAACTCCACTCCAAATAGTAAAATGTTTTCTCTGTATTTGTTCTTTAGTGTCTTCAAAAATTATTTGTGCCACATTTTTTCCTTGTACATATCCCGTGTTGGCTATTTTTGTTAAAAGGGTACTCTTACCAATTCCACTTGGCGTTAAGATTATTCCAATCTCACCTTTTCCAAGTCCACCGCCAGTCAAACTATCAATAGTTCCTACCCCAGTTGGGATTGTTTGTCTAAATTCTTTTCTTAAAACATTATCGATGTTATCAAAAACTTCAATACCATTATCTTCAGTTTCCCCAATATGGGTTATCTTTTGAAACCTACCTTCTATATCGGTAATAGTATATTTATTCCTAATTTCGCCATTTTTTGTCTTATCAAGAATAAACTCACCCAATTTTCTATATTCCTGTTGTTTAATAAATTCATTTGCAGTTTTTTGAACAACATCACCATTATATGATAATTTTTTGTTCAAAATCATCTCATTCCAATTCTGGATACTTTTAAGCACACTATTTAATGATTCTTCTTCAATAACATTATTTGGTGTTCTATATTTAGAAATAGCTTGTTGAATTGATTCATTCTGTAAATTAGGGACTTTTTCAAATTCTTTTAAGAATTCAAGAATAATGATAAATAACCTTTTAAGGTTTGGATCATCAAAATATTCTACGGCTAAATTGGGGATTATCTTTTCTGCAAATTCTGGTTCTACTAATAATTGCCACATTAAATGCCTTTGAAATTCAGGACCTAAATACGCCGATAACGTATTCTCTGTTTCACTCATAAACTAAAATTTTAATAAAAAAGTTACTATCGTTTTATAGATAATAACTTTTTAAGATTTAAAAACTAAAAATCAATTAAATTTGATTGCGGTGATAAGTGCCTCTTTCAAAGCAATCCCACTCATATTTGGTATCAGATTCAATAATTCTACTTTCAATTTGATAGGCAATATCATTTACCACATCAAGCACATTAGTAGACCATCTGGCAACGGGATTGAATCCAATCACATAGAAAACTCTTTCTACCACAGGTTTATTGTTATAATAAAGTCCAATTTTACACTCTACCCCACGAATTGTTAAATCATCCACATGTATAACCATATTCTGAGGATCATATTTTAAACTTTCTCTTATATGCTTTGGATATGAATCGATCAATTTTTGTTGATATTCGTATAAATCATATTCTTTATTATCGCCAACATCAATAGTTGTACAATAATTCTTTTTGGATAAAACTTTTTGCAACCTTACCATTGCTTTGGGGAGTATATCCCGAATATTAACTGATAACCTTGCTTGAGGGTTATAACAATCAGCACTAAAAATTCTCTCACATAGCAAAAGATTTTCCTGATATAAGGAAAATTTAAACGTGTTACTATCTTTTTCTACCATAAAAATATATTTTATATTTGTTTTACATAATTTATTATACAAAAATATGATTTATTTTTATTATTTCCTAATGTTTTTTAACTTATTTAGTATTTATAGGAAATTAATTTGTAATTATTTTCTATTGAAAACTATTAAACTACCATATAACACAAGTCCTGATAACTACCCCCTTATCTCTAACATAATCAGGGAACAAACTATTATTAAAAAATGGTCTTATAATAGGTTTAAAGACAACAAAACTGAAAAAGAAATCCGTAGTTTAGTCCCTACCCTTAATAATATCAATATAATTGATAGCTGGTTTGTTCAATCTTCTATTTATGATGGTAAACAAGTATTTTTATCAAACCACAATAAAAAAACAAGGGTTAATAAAAAGGTTATATTCAATAAATATAATTTTATAAGGAGACAGAAGGGGTTGATTAATAAGGATGAGTACAAACAATTCTGTAATAACTCTGAATATATCTACTCTATTGGTGAGACACCAAACAAAGGCAATAGAAAGTTTTCCTTAGAGTTACAAAATAACTTAGTTATATTCAAACCCTCAAAAGGTATTAAGATAGAGTTATTATTACCTAATCTAAGAAATAACATAAAAAAGGAGTTAATTTCATTAGATTTACTATCAAAACTGAAGAAACTACCAGTTACCTACAAACTTGATTTAAAACACATTTATATCACTTTTGATGAAACTGTTTTGAATGATAATAAATCAAGCATAGAGTTTAAACCTAATAGGGTAGTGGGGATAGACGTAAACCCTAACCATATAGGGTTATCTATATTAGAATTCAATGAGGATAAATATGAAATAATTAAAACCTATGATTATGATTTAAGTAAATTAACTGGCAAGAAGGATAGCCAGAATAAACTAAAACATGAAACTATTGAAATAACCAATAAAATAGTCAACATTTGTAAGCATTATTTAGTTAAAAGTATAATTGTTGAAAACTTAAGTATTAAATCTAAGGATGGTAATAAAGGTAGAAACTATAACAGTTTAGTCAACAACAAGTGGTTAAGGAATTTAGTGCAAGAACAATTAGAAAAAAGATGTAATAACTATAATGTTAATTTCTATAAAATATTACCTTACTACACCAGTTATATTGGCAATTTACAGCATGATTATTTTGACCCCATAAATGCAAGCATAGAGATAGCAAGAAGG